ATCTATATCTATATCTATATGCTTCGATGGGGCTTCCAAGGGGCTTCCAAGGGGCTTAGATAAATTTTCAGTTGGAGTGTAATTTTCAATGTAATATTGATCTCCGTAAACAGAATAAAACACTGATTTTATTGAACATTCTGGAATTTCATCAAATAATTTTTTTATACAAATAATTTGCTTATCATTTCTACTGGTCTTTCCGACTGTCATTTCCAAGCAATCTACAACCCAAACCATGTCCAACTCATAATCGTACAAACAAAATCCTGCTTCGATGAGGCTTTCAAGCCCCTTATAAGCCCCTTCGATGGTGCATCCAAGGTAGTGAGAAATCACAGGTATTGGAAGTTCATAAACTCCTATCATGTTCATCTGCTGGTTTGAAATCATAAATACAGCCATGCTTTGGGCAAGATGCTGGCCTTTTAGTTTTCTTAATGTTTTTCCACTCCAGAATGAATACGGAAGTTTTGTATATTGAGCCATTTAATTATTCCCTTTCAGTTCTTTTAACTTGTTGCGTTGTTTTGCTACCGCCGCTTTCATGCAGACAATACATCCATCACTTAGCACATACCTATGAGTGCCTCCGCAATTTTTGCATGGCTTACCATCGTAGGATTTTTTGCCAAGTTTGGCCGCTTCTAACCTTCTGCTATCCATAATTTCCTCGCTGTTTGATGTGTTAATAATAACATAAAACAAGGTCATGTAAAACGCTGTTTGCGTTTTTTTTGCATACCGTTAAAATTCATTTGTCGGCGTTCTTCCCTGCTCGCCGGCCACCACCCCGAGATTGGTTGCGTCAATCGTCGGGGTTTTTCTTTTCCTAAAAATAAATTCAAAAAAAGCAAAAAAGCCAACACACACTAATAAATTGTGTTTATAATCTAATCTCTTTCAACGCAACTGAAGGCATCAAAATGAATTCTTCCAATTACCCAGCAGGCGCTTACGAAGCACTAATTACGCAAGACCGTGCAGAAATTCGCTACAGTAACCGAGTAACCAATCTGGTCGCACGAGAAAAAGCGGAAATTGCAGAGACTCTGCAAAAGCCTTTTATTGAGGCATACAACACCTTGGCAGAGGTGGATGAGCGCATTTGCCACGAAGATATGTGCCGAGTAATCCACTTGGTGGCTGCTGGAGCACCTGATGAGGTTGTAGGCGCATTGTTTGCCAAATACGTAAGGTTGGCTACCGCTGAAGTGGCAATCAGGAACGCTTACTACACCGCAGAAAACGAATAAACCACTCAGGTGGGAAACCCCCTACAACTGAAAGCAGAAAATGAAAAAATCCGAAAATATATGCGACCTGGCATTCGCCCTCGCAAAAGCACAAAGCGAAATGCAAAACCCGCAATTCGACAGCAAGAACCCGCATTTCAAATCGTCATACGCAAGCCTAGCGTCAGTTCGCAATGCGGTTGTGCCTGTGCTTGCAAAGCACGGAATCAGCGTCATGCAGGACGTTGTAAGCAATCCTGAAGGTGTTACCTGTACTCAGTTGCTTGCACATACATCAGGGCAATGGATTCGCACCGCTGGCATGTTCGTTCCTGTGGATAAGTTCAATGCTCACGGCTTTGGGTCTGCTACGACATACGCACGTAGGTTTAGCCTCATGGCATTGGCCTGCGTGGTCGGTGATGATGATGACGACGGCAATGCTGCTGCTGCACCGCAAAAAGTAGAGGTTAATCTTGACCTGCTAACCGCAATCAAAGACGCGGCAGATATGGATGCACTTGCTACAATTTGGAAAAAGTGCCCACCAGAACAGCAGAAATTGCTAACCGAAGCGAAAGACAAGCGCAAAAAAGAATTGTCCAAGCCCGTTGAACAGGAGTCTGCACAATGAAAACGCACGAAGTGAATGTAGAACAACGCACGCCGGAATGGTTCGCTGCACGAGCTGGATGCGTCACTGGGTCGGCTGTGTCAAATGTTTTGGCAAAAATCAAAACAGGTGAAGCCGCAGTTCGTTCAAATTATCGAATGAAATTGGCTGTCGAACGATTGACGCATCAACCCCAGGAGTCTGGTTTTGTAAATGACGCAATGCGTTGGGGGATTGAGCAAGAAAAATATGCTCGGTCTGCTTACGAAGCGAAAACTGGTGTGATGGTGCGTGAATGCGGATTCATTCGGGCTGACAGTGAGTTTGTGGGCTTTTCTCCTGATGGGTTGATTGCTGATGACGGATTGCTTGAAATCAAATGCCCGAACTCAGTAACGCATCTGGCGACGATTGAAGCCGGCACATACCCGTCAGAATATCGGTCACAGATTCAGATGGGTCTATGGGTAACAGGCCGTCAGTGGTGTGATTTTGTGAGTTTTGACCCTCGGTTTCCTGGTCATTTGCAACTTTTTGTCCTGCGGGTTGAGCGTGACGAGGATTACATTAAAAACCTGGCGGAAGAAGTAAATTTTTTTAACGATGAAGTTTCACAAATTACTAAAAGAATGGAAAAGAAATAATGTTTACTGCACTTTTAACAGTTGGTCGTGACGTTGAGGTACGCTTCACAAGCGGTGGCGATGCCGTTGCAAGCGTATCACTGGCATACACCTACGGACGCAAGGGAAAGGACGGTAAGCGTCCTACACAATGGATTGACGGAACCATCTGGGGCAAACAGGCAGAGTCACTGGCGCCGTATCTGACCAAAGGAACAAAGATTGTCGCAAGTCTGGATGAGCTTCATATCGAGACTTATGTCGGCAAGGATGGGGCAGAGAAATCCAAGCTGACCGGAAAAGTTGTTGGAATTAATTTTGCGGGAAAGCCAACAGATGCAGACCAGCCAGCAGCGCCAAAGCCGAAGCCGGTAGCAGACATTCAGGACGATGTTCCGTTCTGATAAAAAATAATTAAAAAAACTTTCCTGTTGTCTTTTATGTGTGTTAGTATACTTATATTGGTTCAACAGGGGAGTTTAAATGAAGGCAAAAATGATTTTTGAAGCAGCGAAGGAATTACGCAAAGCCGCAGACAGGCTGGAAGTTGAGGCAAGAAAAGCCGCAGCGCTTGAAGTAAACGAGATTGGAAACATTCTGAATTATCTGATTCAGATAGACGACCTAAAAAAACAAATTGAAGAAAGAAGAAAAAATGAAATTCTATGACAAGTTTAAAAAAACACCGCGTACCAGGTCTGATGCCTATGGTAGCAATGTTTACATTTACGAAGACAACTGGATGGATCGTCACCCTATGTTTTGCGGTGGTGTTGTTGGGTTTGTTCTCGCAGTGATTTTGTTTATTGGGATTGGGGTATGAGAGATGATTTTATTCGCTGTTGCTTTGTTGGCGTTTTTTGTATTTGTTTGGGTTTGTTTTTGCAGTTATCTTATTTATTGTGATTGGAGTATGAAAGATGATTTTATTCGCTGTTGCTTTGTTGGCGTGTGCTGCATTTTATCTGCCGTAATTTGTTTTTATAACGTATATTCGCTTATGGGGATTAAATGAATACTTATGAATTGAAGGAATACAAAGAGTTGCTTATCAATTTGATAAACCCAGAAAAAGGGTTTCGGAGTGAAATTCCACTTTATATTTTGCAAAACATTGCTAAAACATTGAACAAGTGGACTGAAAGCGATGCGGTTTAAGCGCCCTACGCTTGCGCAAGTTCAGACTGTTTTTGGCGGTATCGAACTGTTCTGCTCTCAGTTAATAGCCGGTGAGGTTTATTCTACTGAGGATGGAACGGTTCTTTACAAAGTGAGAGAAATCGTCCGGTCTTTAGAAATTGGCTGGCGCATACGGGGGGAAATATGAGCGTTGAAAATATATTGGATGAGCGCGGTTTAAGATACGGCAAATTCAAAGACCACGCATTCGTGGCTCAAAGTTTGAAGGCAATAATTACCGTTGAATTAATGAAGCGATCAAAAAATTTATCATGCGACCAGGCGGAAGCGTTAGAAATGATCTGCCATAAAATTGCCAGGATTATAAACGGCGATTCAGATTATGCCGATAGCTGGGTGGATATTGCAGGGTATGCGACATTGGTGGCAAACCGGCTTAATGAAA